CCTTGGTAAGCTTCTTCGCCTCGAGCCATACGATCAGCATGTAGAAGTTGAGCTTCTGACATTGCCATCTTAGTTTTTTGCTTGTTAGCATAAATTTTTGATCCTGCAGATACTGCAAGTTTAATAGCTGATAACCACATTATTTTTTATATCCTCCTCTTTTCATTTTTACTGGAGGCACTCTTGAATTAGGACCTTTCTTAGGTGGTGGACCATAACTTACGCCTCCTGATAAACCACCTACTTTATAAGCCACAAAATTAAAAAAATTATCTTTGGGACTTATCAAACTTTTATCAATTGGTTTTGTTGCTGCAATAGGTTGAATAGGTTGCACTCTTCGTGGCCCTTGGCCATCTTTATCCTTTGGACCTTTAGGACTAGTGGGGCCAGTGGTCAACATTTCTCCACCTAATACATCAATATCTCTTTGTTCTTTTAAATTTTTTGTATCATATAAACTTTTAGATAGTTTGTTAAAAGCTGTTGCACCCACTTGATAAGTAACAGGAGTAAATATTCCTAGCGGTCTAGTACCAACGTATTTTGGTCCTTTTTTGACAGTTACTTTATCTCCATTACCCCCAACATTACCTTTAGGACCACCAGAGTATTGACCTTTAGCACCATATTGTTCTCTGCTATCATCTCCAGTGCTTCCAGATTTTCCAGATCCCATTCCAGAAGATCCTGCCCCCATATCTTGGCCACCTCTAGCTTTAATGACTTTTTTTAGTTTACCAGAATTTTCCATGGCATAAAAAACAGAATCGCCTTTTTTCTTACCATATTGGTTTCTAAATTTTGCTTTTAATTTTTTACCTTTTTCAGTTAATGGCATTATCCAAACATCCTTCTAATTTTATTTTTTCCTGCTTTTGCAATTTTAACTACTTCATTTTTTTTCATTACTTTAGCACGTTGTTCCATAACAGTTAAGATCTGTATTTTTCTTGCAAATGGTTTATTTACATTAACTACTTTTTTAACTGTAGCTCTAGCATCACTAGGTGTAGCAAATTTAATTTTTACAGTATCTCTAGGGTTTTCATCTGTATATAATCTTCTATCAGAACCTTTTGGCTTTTTACCAGTACCTTTTTTAGGATCTGCCATGATATTTTTCCCTCCAATAATTTTTTCTTTCAAGTCTTCTTATTCTTAAATCTAATTCATCATACTTAAAAATTTTTAAAAAAAAATTTAATATTTTATTCATTATTTTTTAGCTTTCTTTCTTGCTATATCTAATTTTTCATCTGCAATTCTTATTCTTTCTGCAGCTTGATCTACACTGTTTTCTAATTTCATTTTTTCTACGTCTAGTTTTTCATCAATTTCGTTCTCTCTAATTTCGTTTGACATCATATCTTGATCTGCTTTACGTTGTAAGTCTAAAGCTTTAATATCTAATTCTCTTTGTTTTAATAATACCAATGGATCTTGTTTTTGACCCATAGATTCACTTTGAGCAAGTTCCATTGTTAAGGTTGCCACTCTTTGTGCTACCATCGAAGCTATTTGAACTTGTGCTCCTTGAGGATCTTGTTGTAACATTTGTTGCATATTAGGATCATTTGCAATTGCAGCACCTACTTCTCCCTGAGCTTTTAATGAAACGTGTTCAGATATGTGTGCTTGTAAAGCTGTATAAACTTGTGGGTTTATTTGCACCATTCTTGTAGACATAAATGCTCTATGTGCATTAATATGTGCATCATGATCTTGTTCTGGGTATGCTTTTAACGGTTTCATAGCTAAAACATCCATATTTTCTGTAGCAGGATCTTTTGGTACTGGTCTTTCTAAAGGTTTTAAAATTTGATCTATATCTTGAGTGCCTAATGCTTCATAAACTCTACGATATGCCTCTCTCAAGTTGTGCATCATCGGATTTGACATAGCTATCTTTAAATTTTCATTAGCCATTGTAACTCTTTGAGCCATACTCATAATATTTGGGTCTGCAACAGGTATTACATCTACTCTATCGTCAAAATCTGTTTGTTTTACTGCCTGATCTGCTCCATAAACTGAATATGGGTAGATTGGAGGTAGGTAAGTTGCAAAAACTTTAGATAAAAGTCTAAATTCTCTTCTCATTGAGTAGTAACATCTCTTGTGTATAGCACTCATGACCCTCGAACCTCGTTCCAAGA